AGAAGTCAAAAAACAACTGAGTGAGATATTTATTAATGAAGAAAAAGAAATTAGTTTATCAGAAACAATTTCTAAACCTAAACCTAAAAAGGTTATCAAAAAACCTAAAAAACAATACACAAAAGACAAAGCGTTAAATGAAGTATTGAACAATACCAAACCATTAGGAGCACCATCAGAATTTGATGAGTATCCAACATTAGGCGGTGGAGTATTAGGTAGTGATAATATGGCCGATGTCTTAGGATACGGAGATTTAGGTAGAGGACAAAACAAAGAAAAAGCACGAGAAATGGCAGCAGTTGATACAATCAAAAAAGCTGGTGTTTCAGTAGACCAAGTTCCTGAAGATGTTCAAAACGCATTAACTCGTGATTATTCTGGTTTGATGAAAGCAATTAATAAAAAGAAATCAGGCGAAGGTAATTATAGACCATAATGGCAAGTGTAAGAGAAATAGATAGTAATGAAGATATCAAAGTTGGTATTAGATTTCCATTGGATTATAGTCCAGATGGATTTTTCTACTCTACAAAAACCGTATTAGAACAATCTAAATCTAACATTATCAACTTATTATTGACGACAAAAGGTGAGAGAGTTATGCAACCAGACTTCGGTTCAAGACTAAAAGAATTGTTGTATGAACAAATCACACCCGAACTTGTTAGTAATATTGATTCTGAAATTAGAGAGTCTATTTCTGCACAATTACCACACATTGTTTTAAATGATGTAATAGTAATTCCAAAAGCAGATGAAAACATTGTTAATGTTCAGATAGAATATACAACAAAATTAGAACCTGATACCTTTGACACTATAACATTTAATTTTGAAGTTGGAGAATAAAAATGCCGAGTATTAATCCACAAGAAGTAGATTACGGAACAAATAAGAAAATAGTTAAAAAAGAAATTAACTATCTTGGGAGAGACTTTTCTAATATTAGAAATAATCTAATTGAGTTTGCTAAGTCATATTTCCCAAATCAATATAATGACTTTAATGAAGCATCACCGGGTATGATGTTTGTCGAAATGGCAGCGTATGTCGGAGATGTTCTAAATTATTATGTTGACAATCAATTTAGAGAAACACTTTTACATCACGCAGAAGAAAGAAAAAACATCTATGAGATTGCACAATCATTTGGATATAAACCAAAACTTTCTTGTCCAGCTACGGTAAAACTTACTTTTACAATTGATGTTCCTGCAAAGACAATCGGTAGTGGAGCAAGTGCAACTTATCAACCAGATTTAGATTACGCTGGTAAGGTGGAAGCTAATTCTACATTTTTAGCAAACAACGGAACTGAGTTTACATTGTTAGATGATGTTAATTTTAAAACATCAGGTTCATTAGATAAAATGGATGTTGCGGCATTAGAACCAACATCTGGAAATGTTCCTACAAACTTTAGACTTACCAAAACAGGTTTAGCTAAATCAGGAACAAGAACATCAGAATCATTTACATTTGGCCCTTCTAAAAAGTTTGATAAAATTACATTAGGTAATGAAAGAGTAAATGAAATTATATCTATAACAGACTCTAATGGAAACGAATGGTATGAAGTTCCTTTCTTAGCACAAGATACGGTATTTGAGTCGGAAGAAAATATTTCAGAAAATGACCCTTCATTAGCAGAGTTCAGTAAAGACACACCATACTTATTAAAACTTATCAAGACATCAAGAAGATTTACCACAAGGGTAAACGATAATAATCGTATGGAAGTTAGATTTGGTTCAGGTATTAGTGATAATGCAGATGAAGAAATAATTCCAAATCCAGATAATGTTGGTTCATCATTAGGATTCGGAGTTTCTAAATTAGATGAATCCTTTGACCCTGCTAACTTTATGAAAACACAAACATTTGGTTTAGCACCTGCTAACACTACATTAACTATTAATTATAATTATGGTGGTGCGATAGAACATAATGTAGCACCAAGAACAATTATACAACCAAACAGATTAACCTTTACTAACTCTACAACAGGACTTCCATCAGCAACATTAACAGAAGTGGAACAAAGTATTAGTGTTGTTAATTTAGAAAGAGCAACAGGTGGTGCAAGTGAAGAATCATTACAAGACATTAAATTAAATGCCAGTGCTTACTTTAATGCACAAAATCGTGCCGTAACTAAAGAAGACTATTTAACAAGAGTTTATTCTTTACCACAAAAATATGGAAACATAGCAAAAGCATTTATTATCCAAGATGAACAATTAGAAAAAGAAGGTCAATTGGAAATTATTAATGGAGAAGTAAAACAAATCAAATCTATTGATGTTGTTCCTAATCCATTAGCTATGAATATGTATGTCTTAGGATATACGGCTGATAGAAAACTTACTCAATTAAATCAAGCAGTAAAACAAAATTTAAAAACATATCTTTCACAATATAGAATCTTAACAGATGCTATTAATATTAAAGACGCTTACATTATCAACATTGGTGTAAGATTTAGTATTATTGTTCGTAGAGGATATAATAAAAACGAAGTATTATTTAATGCGATACAAGCAGTTAAAAAACATTTCGTAACACAAAAAAGGCAAATCAATCAACCAATCGTATTGAATGATATTGCTTATGTTATCTCATTGGTCGAGGGTGTAATATCGGTTGTTCCACCACAAGATAATAATCCTGATAAGAATATTGTAGTGGTAGAAAACAAACACAAAGTATCTGAAGGATATAGTGGAAACATATACGATATGGATTCTGCTATAAGAGATGGAATCATTTACACTTCATTAGACCCAAGTATATTTGAATTAAAATACCCAAATATTGATATTCAGGGTAGAGTAGTGGGAGATAAATAATGCATTATTTTATATTCGGAGATAAAGACGCAACAATTTATTCAGGTGGTACAACATCATCTATCAATACAGGTGCAGATGAAATTTTAGAAATTAATAAATCAGTCGCTGAGGACGGAAGTGTACAAAATGTATCAAGAGCATTAATACAATTTGACTATACTGATATATCAGCATCAATCGGAGAAGGTAAAATACCTTCCACTGCAAAATATTATTTAAACCTATATGACGCTGGTTCAGAAGAATTATTAAGAGACCAAAATTTATTCGCATATATGGTGAGTGGTAGTGATTGGACTGAGGGAGATGGTAAACTTGACCACACACCAACAACAACTAATGGAGTAAGTTATCAATATAGAGACCACGACCAAAAGACACCTTGGGTAACTGGTTCAGTTTTGACTGACGGAGGTGCTTGGTGGACTTCTGCAACAGGACAATACGAAGTTAGTTCATCACATACTTTGACAAAAGCATCACAAGACCTAAGAATAGATGTAACTAACTTAGTTAAAAATCATATTTATTCATCATCAGTTTACCCGAACAAAGGCTTAATTGTAAAAAGAGAATCTATTATACCAACAGATTCTACATTTGCTTTTGACTCAGGAAGTGATACAACAAAAGATGAAGCAAGTTCTACGAGATTTGGGAACTTAAAGTTTTTCTCAACAGAAACTCATACAATCTATCCACCTAAATTAGAAGTAGTGTGGAATGATTCGAGTTGGTCAACAGGAAGTTTATCACCATTATCATCAACAGATATAGAAAGATTAAAAGTCTACTTTAAAAATTTACGACCAGAATATAAAGAAAGTTCTATCGTAAAATTTAGATTAGTCGGTAGAGAATTATATCCTACAACAGCGTTTGATACTACACCAGCAGAACTTACGGTAAAGTATTTACCGAGTGGTTCTATCTATTATCAAGTAAAAGATGCCGATACCGAAGAAGTAATAGTTCCTTATGGAACAGGTTCTGCGATTAGTTGTGATAGTACAGGTAATTACTTTAATCTTTGGTTAAATGGTTTCCAAGCAGAAAGAAATTATCGTTTTGGAATTAAAGTAGTTAGTGGAAGTGGAACAACAGACGAACAAGTTCATTTTTACGAAGATGACTTTGAGTTTAGAGTGGTGAGATAAATGCCTTATTTACCAAGTTCAGCAAGACAAAAGTCAGAATACTATCAAAAGATATTAGACGCTGATATCATAGAACAAGAGTCTTTGTTTCGTGATTTAAAACTAAAACAAGGAGTATCAGGTTCTTCTGATGCCGTTAGTCCATTACGAGATGATGACGGAAATCTAATATCAATAGAATCACCAAGACAAGAAGGACAATCAATTAATGATGAGTTTGATGTCATTAGATTAGAAAACAGACAACAATATTTTGATGATAAAAATTTATCCAAAATAGACAACCAATTTACATATTTTGTTCCACCACCTGAACTTGACAAACCAGAAGAAGAAAAAGAAAAAGAAATTATTAAAGTAGAAATCAAGAGAGAAGAAAAGAAAGCAAAGCCAGATTTACATTTAAAGAAAGCAATGGTTAGGTTTATCAATAGAGCATTAAGAGTTAACTATCCTTTAAATATGAGTACAAACTTATTAAACTCAAAAATATTAGAAGTGATAAAAAAATTCGTCAATCCAAAAAAGAAAATGGTAGGTTCTACATTTTTAGCATCATATTTGACAAAACAAAAGAAAAACAAAGTTAGTTTAAATCAATTTATGGTTCCGATTAATTTACCAAAATATAAGTTTATGTTTGGTTCTCTCTTAGCGTTAACAAGATTAAAGGGATATATAAAAAATTTACAATACCAAAAAATATATGATGAATTTATTTTTACTAATAAAGAGTTAATAAAGTTTTGGGGACAAGCAAATGAAAATGCACCAAGAGAAGAATTTGATATGTTTAGTGTAAGTGGATTAGAAGATACGGTTGAGGTCAAATAATGGCAAGAGAATACGGATTTACAGAAAAAGAAAAAGGAACTTATTATTTACCAAATAGAGTATATAGTAGTTTTGGTCGTGATAATGATGATGACTTTATCGCACTTTACATTTATGATGAAAACGATGAAAATCTTTTAGACACTATATTTTTAGAAACAGAAGATATTGATTTAGATTCAGGTGAAAACTTTATCGATTTAAACATAGCAGAACATTTAAGAAAAGCAGGATATACTGAAGGTAATTTTAATGTTACTTATAAATTTTTACGAAGACTTGCTGGTGTGGAAAGAGAAGTATTTGTATTTGATAATGGAGAAGTTTACAATGGATTGGTTGAGGAAAAAACAATCAACAATGAACTAAGATACTTTACTGCACAACCTGAACAAAAAGGAGATAGAAGATTTGACTATCCACAAATCGTAGAACAAGAATTATTTAAAAGAGATTTAACTTATGTAATAGATGAAATATCACCAGACAGAACTGAGTTAATTGTCGAACGAGATGAAATAATCAAAAACTCAGAATACATTGATGACTTTAAGTCTATGTCAGAAATGATAGAATACAAACCATTAAGATTTAACGGAGCAGGAAAAATTAAGTTTGATACCAAAGACCCATATGTTTTGGAATTTGATATCAATGATTTGGATAGAGGGTTTACACAAAATATGGTAGGTGGGGAAATCATTATACCTAAATTATACCAAATAGAAAACGAAACAACAACCAATGAAGATGTTGTTGTTGAGGAAATAGTTGAGGTAGATTTCTTTGACCCACCAGAACCTGACCCCGACCCAACACCTTTACCTGAACCAGATGAAGATGAAGATAACTTTGGTTCAGACTTTTTAGGTGCTGATGTTGGATTAGGAGGATTTAGTTAATGGCAAGGTCAGAAAGAGCTAAACAATTAGAACAACAACTTATCTCACAAGGTAGAATACTTCCACCAAGAAGACAAGGTGCTGCAAGAAATGCATACATTGACTTTGATGTAACAGGTAGAGCAGACTTAGGAGAAGAAGGTGGCCCACTATCGCCAGGAAATGGATTGCCAATTGGGGGCTTAATTCGTGGTGGGGAAGGTTATGGATTGTATGGTGGAACTATTTATCAAAAACAAAAAGAATTAGAACGAGACCCAATCGACCCAATCAGAAGAAAAAAGAAAACTAAAAAGATTGTTAAAGAAAAAATCGTTAGTAGAAAAGTTGTCAAGATAGAAAGAGAAGATAGAGATTATGTAGCACGAATTGATGAAGTATTGGATGCTAATCGTATTAGAGTTTCATTAAGTTATAATGACGGAGTAAATAAAACCAAACACAAAGGTCAAGACCAAAGTGCAGAAAAGTTTACTTATTGGAGAGTTAATTACGATAAAAGTAATATCAATAGATTTAAAACTTATATGATTAATGGTAATAAACATTTTCTATTGGTTAATGATAAATTAGGTTCAGACAACTTATCAAGAAAAGTAAAATTAAAACAACCACTTACAGCAGACTTAGATAGATTGGATAGAGTTTATTTTGCAGAAAAAAGATTGCCAGACTACAAAGATAAAATTAAATTAGTTCCATTTGTTGACAGACCAGATGACGGAATATTTTTAAGAATACCTAATTTAAATTCAGTTGACAATCCAATCAATTGGGAAGGAACTCAATTCCAAACTCACAATGATTTATTAGGAAGTAATACTTTACTAAACTTTGAGTTGGAAGAAAAACTTGTTTCAGGTAGTTTACTAAATGTACAACCTACCGTAGATTATCAAAGAACAACAACAGACTTATTGTATGAAAATGATGATACAGGTTTTGGTAATTATATTAACTTTGGTTCAGCAGAATTTAGATTAAAAAACTTTAAGAAAAAATTAGAATTAATTGAGGGATACAATTCTACAAGTTCATCTTTATTATTGATATCAAGTTCAGCAGATAGAATAACTTATGTAGAAGAACAAAAACAACGAGTTATCAACTCATTTGACCCGTTCGAACATTATTTATATTTTGAGAGTTCATCTTTCTCAAGTGGTTCTAATGGATTATTCCACGATACATCTTGGCCAAAGATGACATCAACCACACCATATAAATTAGAACACTCATCGGGTTCTACCGCAACAACTTGGTACAACAATATGATATCAAGTGCTTCTACATATGACTTTAACAATCCAAACTCATTGAGAAATTCTTTACCAGAACACATTTACGCAGATACTCAAAACAATGTATTTTTAGAATTTATGGATATGGTTGGACAACAATTTGATGAGATATGGATTTATGTAAAACATATGACTGATGTCAATAAACGAGTAGAAAAATTATCAGAAGGTATATCAAAAGATGTAGCAAGAGCATTTGCACAAACTCTTGGATTACAATTATTTAGTGGTAATGATTTAGTAAACTTACCAGAATATTTATTGGGTAAAAACCCTGACGGAAGTACAAAATACGAAACATCAAAAGAACAATTAACAGAAGAAATATGGAAACGAATACTTGCTAATCTACCTTTCTTTATCAAAGCAAAAGGAACGGAACGAGCAGTAAAAGGATTACTAAGTTGTTATGGTATTCCAAGTTCTATGTTGAGAGTTCGTGAGTTCGGTGGACCAGATAAAGGTACGAGAGTTAGTTATGAAATTAAAAGAAAGTTTACAAGAGCATTAGATTTTAAAGGTTCACAATACATACAAGTTCCTTGGAAAAATGACTCAAATGGTGAAGTTCCACAAACAATAGAATTTAGATTTAAAACACCATACAAAGCAGACCAAGTATTATTTAGAAAAGCAGCAGGATTCGGATTACAACTTGTTAATAGTGGTTCTACAAACTTTGGATATTTAAGATTTGCAGTTAGTAGTTCGACAGGAGTATCACATTTAGATACACCAAAATTAAAATTATTTAATGATGATTTCTGGTCAGTTATGTTGACAAGAGTATCGTCAAGTGGAGAACAATTAGTAGATAACAACGCAAGTAGAAGTGTTGATTATGAATTAACAGCAAAACAATATGATGCTACAAGACAAAAGATTTTGTATCAAGGTAGTTCGAGTTTAACCGTAGACGGAGACTCTGCTTTGTCCGCATCTTACAATCAAAAGGTTGTAAATAACTCATCAAACGCAACCTACATTGGTGGTAATGGTGCAAGTTTTGGTTCTCAACAATTTAGTGGTTCGTTGATGGAATTTAGATTTTGGTCAGAACCATTAAGTCAAAGTGTATTTGATAATCACGTTCGTACACCAAAAGCATACAATGGAAATAAATCAGGTTCATCTTATGATAATTTATTATTTAGATTACCATTAGATGACAATAAAAATTTACAAACAAATCCAACAGCTTCTAACATAGCATACATAAAAACTTATCAAGGAGAAATCACAGGTAGTAATATAAATGGATTTACAGGAAACTTTTACAAAACATTAACCGACCAAGAAAAGATGAGAGTACCGAATGTCGGCCCTAATCGTAGAAATGCAACCAAGATTAGAATAGAAGACAACACACTAAAAGCTGGAACAGCTCTTTCACCAGAAGTTCGTAATGAACAATCATCACAAGATTTTGCACCATTAGATAGTAATCGTTTAGGTGTTTACTTTTCACCAGTTGATATCGTTAATGAGGATATTATTTATAGTATTGCAGATTTATCTTTTGATGATTTAATCGGAGACCCAAGAGATGAGTTCGAATATTCTTACAGAAGATTATCAAAACTACAAAGAGATTACTTTAAACGATACAACAGGTCAAACAATTTTTGGGATTATTTAAGAATATTAAGTTTTTATGACTCAAGTGTATTTACACAAGTTAGACAATTATTACCAGCCCGTGCTAACTCAACATTAGGTGTATTGGTAGAACCAAATATTTTAGAAAGAAGTAAAGAAGTATTGGGTAAACAACCAAGTTTTACAAATCGTTATTATGAAAACGCTACACCATTTAATGACGGAATATTGGTAACAAGAATCAATAATGATTCAGCAGAATCGAAATTCAGTATGGTAGGTAGTAGTTATGATACTTATGAAGGAACATTTAATATTGGATTCGAAACAGGTTCTAATATTGGTTTCTTAGGAATGCCAACACTAACGAGTCAAATCATTGGACAAAATGATAGAACAAAAGGGTTTGGAACTACATACTTAGAAGCAAGTTCTTCGATACCATTAGATTTAAATCTAACAGAATTTATAGTTCCGATTATATCAGGTTCGAGAATAGCTGAACAGAACCAAGAACAACGACTATTTTTTAACACTACGGTTTCGGCATCAAAAGCTCGTGAATCAGGAAACCCAATATATTGGGCAAATAGTAGTTCGTTCCACCCAACAGAATTTGAGAGTGTAGCAGTATCAACACAATTATTTAGAACATTTTATTTGGGTTCACAACTAACAAAGAATAATTCTTTTGACGGAAAAGACCCAATCGAAGTTACAATTGTAGCACCAACTACATTAGTAACACAAGATTCAGATTTGAGTAAACTAAGAACAGAATAAAACAATGGAAAATTTAACTTTCTTATATTTATTAATGAAAAAGAATAGTTATATCATTTCCACAGGAGTAAAATAAATGGGATTTTTAGACAACACAACAATAACAGTAGATGCTATTTTGACAAAAAAAGGTCGTGAACTTTTGGCAAGAGGGCAGAACGAATTTAGAATTACAAAGTTTGCATTAGCAGACGATGAAATTGATTACAATCTATACGATACCACACACCCAAATGGTTCTAACTATTATGGTTCGGTTATCGAAAATATGCCTTTGTTAGAAGCATTCGTAGATGAAAATCAATTACTAAGATATAAACTAACTACACTTCCAAAGGAAACAGCAAAACTTCCTATCTTGGAATTACCAAACTCAACAATGACTTTTAATGGGCCTGGTATTACACAAGCAATCACACCAAACACAAGAAATGGTGTTGATAGTGCATACACATTTGTTTTACAAGATGCGTCAATCGCAAACATTACACCGATTGTAGCAAGAAGTGGAGACCCATTAGGTGAAAGACCAGTAGAACAAATGCCAGTAGAAAGAAGACTACCTGACGGTAGTTTGGAATTAGATTTTGTAAAACCAAGAGCAACTACACCAGTATTCTTAAACGAATCTGAAAGAAAACGCTCAATTACAATCACTTCTAAAGCAGTAAATATTATTGCAAGGTCAATCACATCACAACAATCAACCAACATAACCATAGTCGGTCTTGATACAGGAGCAACTTATAATTTGCCAATCACTGTAAAAGCAGACCCAAGTAAAATATAAGGAGTAAACGATGTCATTTCAAAGATTCAATAGAGCAGACGACATAGTAGAAAATCAAAGAACGACTATCACGAGTGGTTTATGGACTGGTGGTGGAACACAATTAACAAAATTTTATACAGCGTCAGCTGCAGGAGAACAAACAGGTTCTTATTTAAATATTTACAATGAAGACCCAACAGGTAGTGCATCCGAGGTTCAGTTTTCATTAGGATACGCACACTATCAAGGTAGTGGTTCAGCAGGAAACTCAACTAAATCTACATTAGGTCGTAGACAATCAAAAGCATTGTATGGTCAATTTAGAAATTTACTATTACCACCAAACACAAATGAATTTAACTTTGGTGGTTCTGATACACAATCTAATGAAGATTTTTACTTTATTTCATTTAATAGAGCTCGTATGAGAGAAAAAGTAAATCCTGGAAATTGGGAACTAAAATTAGATGGTGCAGCAAACGACATCATTTTAATTGACGATAGTTCTACAACATCAGGAGTTACCGTAGACCAAGGTGGTAGAGTGTTTAATATTGTTAGTGGTTCTATTGCAGACGGAATAACAACTGAAGGAACTGATGACGGAGCTATCTCAACAACATCAGGTTCTTATGGATTATTTTACCCAGACTTAGGTGTTCTTTTGTTAAACGCAAGAAAACTTGACACTCAAGTAACAGATATCTCAACAACTCGTTCAACAGATACATTTGATAATAATCCACGAGTATTATTTAATTCATTAGTTCAAGGTGCGAGTTTTAGAGCAAGACGAGAAGAAGAAATTAGTTCAACAAATTTCTTTTGTAGAATAAACAACAAGAAGTTTAACTTTAGTTCTAATCCAACATTTGCAACGGCATCTGATGGTTCATTAACACAACCAACTTTCTTTAAAGACCCACAAACATTTGTTACACAAGTAGGTCTTTACAATGATGATAACGAATTGTTGGCAGTTGCTAAACTATCAAAACCATTATTAAATTCATACGCAAGGGAAGCTATTATTAAAGTGAAACTTGATTTTTAGGACAATCTAATGTTCAAGAATCTTGACCCACAAGACATATCTAAAAAACCATTTTCGAGTTTTAAAAACTTTACATTCACTAACAACGATAGTGGGAGTGGTGTATGGTTGGTAAAAGCTCGTTCAGGTTCTCAATACAATTACGATAGTGGTTCAGACTCAGTTACAAATATCGTTTCAGGTTCAGTAACAACAAGATACTTTGGTTTACCTACTTGGCACTTTTTAAACAAAGTGTTTTACAAAGATGCGAATAAACCATATAGAACTTTCGGAAACAATGACCCATTTAAAGAAAATAGAGAACTCAATACAAGCGCAAGTATCATAAGTGTAGCAAGAGGTTTGTATGGTGAACAAATTAAACCTGAATCAGTTGATTTAGATATTACAATCGGTAGTAATACTTTCACAATTAAAGATGACGGAAATGGAAATCTTTATGATAATGCACACTCTGCAAGTTTCGCAGCATTTAAATCAAGTTCATTTGATAGAACACAAGGAGTTTCGTCAAATGGAAGTGGTTCAGAAGTCGGTAATGTTTTTTATTCACAAGGTTTAATTGTATTAACAGATACCGGTTCTTATGTAGGTGATTCTACTTCATACACATTAAAGTATCAAGCACAACAAACTCATTATGAATATGAATATCGTGTTACAGCTAAACCATATGAATTTAACACCACTACAAATATTAGTGTTACACAAGATAGAAGTGGTAGTTTAACTTTACCTTCTGGTACGGTTAGTATGTCAAGGTTTTTACCACCAAGTGATAGACCAGATTCAGAAGGTCGTGGAACTTATGCTACATCATATGAAGCAACTGACACATCATTGGGGTTTGTAACGGGTTCAGAATTCCACCCTTATGTAACTCAAATCGGACTTTACACCGAAGACGGAGAACTTGCCGCAGTTGGTAAAGTTGCAAAACCTATCAAATTATCAGATGAAATCTCAACTACTTTCGTAGTTAGGTTTGATGTATAATATTCTTTAATCTTATATTTATTATTGACAAAAACTCAACGGAGAAAACAATGTTTCAGTTTATGAAAAAAATGGTTATATCTTTAGTTATGTTTGGACTTGTCTTTGGACAATCCCCAATCATAAGAGTAAAACAATTAGGTAATTGGGATACCCCACAAATGTGGTGGAAAGATTCCGTTACACAAGATTTAGATGACTTTTTAGC